CCTGCACTATCTTTTAAAGTAATTACGCTATCTGAAATAATTTGTACTTCATCACTTCCTGAAGGCAAATCTACTTCTACAATACCATCTCCGTTTGTTTTTTTGATTCTTAAGCGTGCGTCAGGTGCAGAAATATTAGGATTGTCAGTTGTTACAATTGCGGTGTTTACGATTTCATCTAGTGAATTAATTACGTTCGCTTCAATCTCGTTTGTTACTTCGACAACTGCGTTAACATTAATATTACTAGGGCTGTCAACTGTCGCTAATAAATTCTCATTCTGGTCGTAAACATTTACCGTAATATCTTCACTTGTATAGGTATCACCGCTTGCAATCATTTTTACAAATGATTCATCTGAATTTTGGAAAGTAGCGTTTTCGCAAGTTGGTGGCGGTGGCATTTCACCCCCTAATGGAATTTCACAAAGTCCAATCTTTTCAACTTGTAAACGTACACGTAAAACCCAACCACCTACATAGTCGAGTAAATCGTTGTTTATCGGTGTTTGTGTTGCTGTTCCTACTATCTCAATGTCATCTTGTCCCTCCTCTAACCATAGTACTAAATCGTTTAATATTTGGTTGGTATCTGACACTACATAGTTGACGTTAGTACGGTCTTTTTGTAACCTATCCACGCAGTAAATTTCAACCTCAAATTCATTCACGTTTGTGATTGTATCGCTTGCTAAGGGAACTACATACAAAAACGGATACGCTTCATTTAAAGTTGCTAAATTCTGCATTTGCTCTTTGAACTCAAAATCAAATCTATTAATTTGCAAATGATCGTCTGCAAATGTCTTTATAACGTTGACTGCTTGTAAATAACTAATCATATAAACATTGTATCAGTGTTAAAATTATCATCGTTCTGCGGCGCTAATTCTGAATCTCTATTTAATTGGCTTGTAAATTCAGGAAACAAATCTCTATTTGATTTCAAATATTTTCTTACAAACATTTCAAAGAACTCCGCTTTTTGTTCGTAGTGACGCATCACAAAGGTTGTTTCAGATTGTTCAACGCTTTCGGAGTTATCACCGTTTTGTTTTTGAAGTCCTTTATTTTTTAGTTGGTATGTCAAACCTAACACACAATCGACTGTTGCACGCCACGCAATAGCTGGTTGTATTTTACCTACTAATATTTCTTCATCACTCGTTAATGTTTGTGCGTTGTAAGCGGTCAATAAATGATTGAAAAAGTAAGTACCTAAAATCGACTGCATCCAACCGCTTGCGCTAGGCTCTATAAAAGGCATTACATCGGTGGCACTAACATTTTGAGTTATCGGTGTCTTTTGCTTTAGGTAATTTTCTGTAACAAAGTAAATCATATTGTCGGAGTGTTTGGAGTATCGATAACTTGACCCTCAATTATTTTAAAGTCTTGAATTGTAAATGTACCGTCAATGTTTGCAATTTGCATCAATTCGTTATACATAAAAGTCAACTGTTTACGCATCGGAAATACTACGTTTTTCTCAAAAATAGCGTAACTCATTTCAAGTTCTTGAGCGTTACCCAAAGAGCCCGCAACTTTTACGCCCATTATCGACGGATTGATTTTGTGCGCAAAGCAAATATTATCTTTCAACTCTTTTGCAGTTCCCTCAAAAAGTTTATCATTCGATTGAGAACCTGGAACAATAACTTCGGGCGTGTTTTCCATTCCATCTCCAGTCAATACGAATACTTTACCAGCGTTTTTCGCGCCTTTGTTATTCATTAAACCATCTTTGAAGTCTTCGACCTCTTTTTTAGAACCGAATCGCTTAGGGCGTCTAATAATTAAGCTAGGGAAAATAGAGTTTTGTAGGTTAGACTTATGAAAGTAACTTTGTTCACCATCCAAATAGCACCAATTTAACGCACTTGAATAAGTAGGAATAGGATAAATATCTTGACCCGCGCCAACTTCACCAAATGTGTAAAGCATTTCTTTATACTTTCCTACTTTAGCGGGGTGATACGCTTCTAAAAATCTGCGCTCTTTTCCCGTTGACCAATCGCTAGAAAATTCATAGTTACCGTCAAAGCGATAACGAATACTTGCGGGTTGTAATCTTTCCATACAAAGGAACTTTCCACTATCTGAATACTTCAATAGAAAATGTACTCTAGCATGCATCTTATAATCCCGCGCAACCGTTTCTAAATTTCTGTCGACTTTATTCATTCGTGACCATACGCCAAACGCAACTTTATCTTTTCCGTCGCTCAATCCCTCAACCGTAAAACCCCCACCGATAACCGCCATTACTGTAAAGTCAATAACCGCCCCGTGAATTGGTGATGTGTAATACATTTGATCTAAAACACTTGGGAATAAGTTATCTTGGCCAAAGTAAATAACGCCAGCTTTGTGTACTTGCGATTGAATAAAAGGTAACGATAAGTTACCGTCGCCAATTTGCCCAAACGGAGTACTGTATGCTTGTTGCTCCGTCCTTACGACTGAATTTCTGCTAAAATTTATACCTAGTATTTTCATAAATAAATATTTGTGTTTGCATCCTCATCGGAGTGAATTATCATGATACCCGTTTCAACAATGTGACCTGTTGTATCTGCTATCGTTTCGGGGTCGGGTAATATACTTTCATAGACTGTATAGGTATATTGACCTTTAACATAGTCTAATTGCATTGTGAATAAGTTATAACGCTCAGGATAACCGCTAATATCCTCAAAACTCACAAACGTTTCGCTTTTGTTTATCTCGTTAACAAAATGAAACAAGTAATAAGGCACGGACAACAAAGAACTTTCTTTTAAAGTCAATGCTATGTTTGTGGAAATATTCTTTTCTAAATAAATCATGTAAATAATAGGACACAAAAAAAGGCTGTCCAAATTGAACAACCTTAATTTATTAGTAGTAGTTAATTTCTAGAATAACCCAGCGACAACTGCGCTCTCAATTTCGTATGCAAGTTGATCATTTTCTCCAACCAATACAACGGAATATTTTGAACCGTCTGCACGCTCTTGACCTGACCCCTCACCAACTGATTGAAGTTGTACATTTGGGAAGAACCAATATAATCCGTTTGCATCTTTACAGATTGCATAAAGGTATCTTTGACCCGCTCCCAAAATATTCAATTTACGAGATTTATCAGCATCACGTCTGTGCAACATTGCTGTGATTGTAGCGGTAACAACAACCGACCCGTTTACGAAATCGTTTTGTTCGTCCTCTACATAGTTTGATGTTTTTCTTTTAACTGCAATTTCAATAGGCTCATTATCTACTGTCATTGCTGTGATTTTCCAAGTAGGAAGTGATACGGTTTGCGCAGAAATGTCTGCCATGTCACCCACCAAAATTTGATGAAGTCCACCGCTATTTCTTTCACAACCTAACTCAATTCCCTCTAATGCTTCGCAAGCCATAGTCTGTATTTTTAAATGTGAATAAAAAGGGGGTAATTAAACCCCCTCGTTAATGTTAGGCGATTTTGTAAGTTACCCATTCAGCATCATTCAAGTAGTTGAAACCTACTTTGAAGTCAGAAATAACACGGATTTTTCTATCTCCAGTTGTTTCTTTCATGTTGATTGTAGTAATGTCGCTTGGGTCTGAAACCAAATCCGCTAAGAAAATGTAGTTAGACTGTAAAGACAAAGTCATTGTTGAATCAGTCATTCCCTCTCCAATTGACAACTCGTAACCCAAGAAAGTCAATGGAGCATCTTTTGTAGTGTAAGCTTCAGCTGACTGTGTAGCAACTGCCAAACGGTAAGCGTCTGCAACGTTTGAAGCAATAAACCATTTAACTTCTGATTTACGGTTTCTCAATGCTTTTGGAATTTGATTGTAAACCAAAGTCATTTGTGCAATTACGTTTGTAGACGTGATATTTGTACCAGCGATTTTTTGAGCTGTTGGAATATCCGCACCTGACAATTGTTTTTCCAAACCATCACAAAGGTCTAAGTAAGTGTCAGTTTCTCCCTCTGTGTCACCTTGCCATGTAAGGTACTCTAATTGGTCAGCAACTGTTCTACCTAATTGATCGTAGAAATGCGTAGCGAAATCTGCTGGCATGAAATCACCATTTGAACCTTTGTTCATCCAATCAGCTAAGAATGATTGCTCAATCTCAAATTGACAAACTTCTGTATTCAAAGCGATTTTACAAATATCCATTGTTTTAGCTGACAATGTAGAATCGTTTGCAACGAAATCACAATCTGCTTCGGTTAATAGTGTACCGAAATCTAAAGAAGCGATTTTAGTTGATTCTTTGATTCCAAGTAATTGACGAAATTGTGCGCTTGAACGGTTAGATAATAACGCTTTCGTGTAAAATTCTTTTGGGTTAACTTGCAATAACGCATTGTTTGTTACGTCCATTGCAAAATGTACTTTTCTGCTCATGTTATTTTTTGTTTAAAAATTTTGATAATTGTTCAATTTTTGCCATTCTCAATTGTTCTGGCGTTTTCTCTTGTTTCATTTCTACTTCTTCAACTGTTGCCACATCTGCGACTTTAAGCTCTGCAATCATTGAATAAATCTCATCAAATTTTGCATCAACTTCTGCCTTAGTGTACGTTTCGACTGCTGGCGTTTCTTCTGCCATTTCAACCTCTTCGACAACTTCTTCAACTGCCATCTCAACTTCTGCGACCTCCTCAACTTCTTCTGTCATTTCTACTTCTGTTCCCACCGCTTCGATAACATTGTCTGTTATAGTGATTGGTTGGTCATCAATAGTGACATTTCCGCTAAAGGTTTCAATCGGCTGTAAATCTTCGTCAAGCACCGTAACCGCTTGACCTACTTCAATAGAATCTGCTGTTACAATAACTTCACCAGTATCTGTACCGATAGCCTCAGTGAATTGAGCGACAAACTTTCTCTTTTTGCTCATATTTATTGGTTTAATAATTTCTTGTTTTGTGAATTTCAAAGCACTTTCACCGTGAATAGAAAATCCAATCTTACCACTATCCACACAATCAAAGTACGCTTGTTTGTCTGTGAATTGTTGAACTGCAAACCACGTCTTTTCTGGACATTCAATACCGTAAGTAACTAGAGATTTGTCGGTTTTTGGTGTTTCAACTAACCACGTTTCTAAAATATAGCTAGGTACTCGTTTCGCTTCGTCGTGTTCGTCGTTAAAAACATCTTTTCCACTTCTATCCTTTTGGAACTTAACAAACATTTGTTCAACTATTTCAGGAGTTACGTTAACATAATATTCTTCTCCTGTTGTTTCGTCACGTCTGTAAATCTTTGAGGGAATAAGTACGGGACTTGCTATCCTATATTTTAGATCGTCTTTGAAAATCATTTGTTTGATGTCGCTCAATGCTATTCCCTTAATCATTATCGCGGGGTTTGCTGTATTTGCAATTTCTAGCACGCCTAAATACTCGCCATTTTCAGCGTCGCATTCATCAATTGAAAGATTATAGACTGGTAACATGTCGATAATAGGTAAAATTGTATCTTTGTCCTAAAATGTAAATTATGATTAATCTGAAATTAGACAATGAAACGTTTGAACTTCGCAA